CGGCGACGACGCAATTCATATCGTGGGCCAGTGGGGCCTCGCCAGCGGAATAAAACTTCCTCCGAGTCTGGAATTTCCGAACGGGCGCAAGGTGATGTTCAAAGGGCCGAATCCTGGAGACCGAGTTGTCCCCAGGTGGGGCCTGCAAGCGAACCAGCTTTTCGTTCTCCCCAAGGGGGACACCGTCGCGATGAAAAAATCTGTGCTCGACATGAACCGCAAAGCGGGAGTCAAGGCGGAGTATTACGCGTGCGACCGAACCGGCCACGGCGCAGGCGTTGCGGACCTTATCAAATACGAGTGGTCCTCAATCATTCACGACGTGAACTATTCGGAGGGCGCGGGCGAAGAGAAAATAATGTTGGAGGACTCAAAGAAAGCAAATGAACAATTTGAAAGAATGTATTCAGTCCTGTGGTTTGCGATGCGGCAGTGGGGAGAATTTGGGTATCTCATGCTGGCTCCTCAACTTGATATGTCCAAGCTTTCTCAACAACTCACCAATCGACGCTTCCGGGTCCTCAACGGGAAATCGAAAGTGGAAAGCAAACGCGATTACGAGTCGCGCGGATTTGGCTCGCCTAACGAAGCGGATGCGCTGAGCCTTTTAGTTCACGCCGCCAGGAAGGGCAGCGGAATCATTTTGTCCATGCGCGGGAAATCGGTGGACGTTCCTGACGGGGTGGATGACACCGACGACTGGCCAGTGCCAGGATTTTCTAATGGAGTGAGAATCGACGCTACCAATATGTCGGACTATCTCGATACCAGCATGCGGCAGCCCGGTTCAATGGAACCAATTTTATGAAGACACTCAATCCAAACGTGTATCCGCACGGCGGATATTATTTTTTAGACAGCGACGGCGCGCGCCTCTTTGGCCAAACGTGGCAGGGAGTCATCGCGCGCGTGATAGCGTATCGTAAGCGCGCCGGGCTGCCCCCAGGTGACCCGCCCAATGAAGTTGTGGCCCAAGCGTGCCAGCGCAACCCGGTCCTCTGCCGGGACGACAACGGGCTTACTGCGGTCCAGACGAAAAAGGCGTCGCTGAAGACCCGCGTAATTCAATGGCTGAATAAACTGAAGGCCGACAAGTGGAATCAATTTGTGGACACGCAACTTGCCCGCGACCGCGCGCAGGTGTGTGCCGGGTGCCCGAAAAATACTTCACTGCCCGGCGGGTGCGCCTCTTGCAAGGCCGCAGTCAAAGTGCTGCGGGAGGAAATAATTCAGAAGCGCTTCCAGGACGGGCGGCTGCACGCGTGCGAAGTGCTGGGGGAAGACCTGCCCACTACGGTTCACCTGGAAAGCCAGACGGTGGACAATCCGGAACTGCCCGGCTGCTGCTGGCGGAGGCGCTCAATATGATTATGCTTTTTCTAACCTTCGTAAAAGCGTTTTTCCTCAACCAGTATGCAAAATGGTATGGCTACGACCCTATCGCGCCCGCGCACGTAATCACCGGGCGGGGCCGAATGTGTGAGGGCTGCGACTTCGCCAAGGAGGGCGTTTGCCAGAAATGCGGGTGCCTGATTATGGCAAAAGTGATGCTGGCGACGGAGAAGTGCCCGGTTGGAAAGTGGAAGAGGGTGTGGTTGCCAAAACAGCGCCGGGAAGAGACTATTTGAGGACATAATATGCCGTCACCTTCTTATCAACCGACCGCAGGACTTGGCGGCGTAATGCCTTACGCTCAAAACTACCTGGGCTCGGTCATTCAATCTCCCATGCTCGACTCCAAGGGCGAGCCGACGCAAAAAAGCATTCGCGATATTGGCATGGCTCGCGACGTGGTCAAGACGGTCATCATGGCCGGTAGGAATCGGTCCATCGTCAACTCCCGAATCCTGGCGAAGTATAATGCGGAGCGTCCTTATGACGCCTACAAGCTGGAGGCTGAAGGACTCGGATGGCGCTCGAACTTTACCACGAAGCCGTTGCCCTCGATGATTGAAAAAGTGGGACCGCGATTCGTGGCCGCAATCGACGGTGTTAAATACCTGACCAACTCCGCCCTCAGTTCCAAGTGGCAGAACGCGACCGAGAAAACGGAACGCTTCCGCGCTGCCATCACCAAGGTCTGCCGGGGCCGCAAAGGCTGGCGCACCCTGATAGAGGACATTGCTTTCGACAATGCACTTTTCGGTCACACTATCGTAGCGTGGCTCGATGAATACCACTGGTTCCCATTTCACTTTAAGCAGGACGAAAGCTTCGTCGCGGACGGCACCAAAGCAGACCCGCGCATGGCTCAAATCTGCGTGCTGAAGGAAGTTTTTCTCCCCCATGAACTTTTCGCCCATATCAAAGACCGCGAAGCTGCTGAAACGGCTGGCTGGAATCTCAAGAACACAATCGACGCAATCAACCGCGCCTCCCCTATTCAAATCCGGGACCGTCTCAACGTTGGCGGCACTCTCGAAACGTGGTATCAAAACGCTTTGCGTGAACTTACCATTGGTGCCTCCTACATGGCTGGGAATTCGGTTGTGGTGGTTTACACTCTGCTTGCCCGAGAAGTTTCGGGTAAGGTATCTCATTATCGAATGGCCGGGCCGGAAATGCTCGAAATCTTTTCCAGGGATGACCGATTCGAGTCAATGGAAGACACAGTTTCGTTTTTCAGTTTTCAAAAGGGCAATGGGACTCTGCACGGGTCAAAAGGTGTGGGCCGTGATATTTACGAACTGGCGGGCATGATTGACCGCACCCGCAACGAAGTTGTGGACCGGCTAATCATGAGTGGCAAAACTATCGTCCAGGGCGACGTTAAGCGAATTCACACTTTCAAAATGTCCGTGATTGGCGCGACCTGTATTTTCCCCTCCGGCTGGGATATTCTGGAGCGCAAGATGGACGGAAACGTGGACGGCTTTTTGAAGCTGGACGTTTATTTCAACCAGTTGGTCAATCAGTTGATTGGCTCTACGTCCGTGCCGCAGCAACAGGGCGGCGAAGCCATGAGGAGCCCGGCGGCGTGGAATCTCCTCGCCCAACGGGAAGAGGAAGGCCAGGACGTTCGAATCTCCCGCTTCCTCGAACAGTTTTCAACGATGATGGGCACCATGCAGAAGCGCCTTTGTGACTCTGAGACCGACGACGAGGATGCAAAGCTGATGCAAAAAGAGCTTCTCCAGATAATGACCCGAGAGGAACTCGACGAACTTTCCGAGCAGGCCGCTTCCGGCACCGTCAAGGATTTGACGCCGCTGCAACGCCAGTTAATTGTGTCCGTGGCCGCAGAGAAGAAAGGCAACCCGCTTTACAATCAGCGCGCCCTCGAAGTGGAAGACTTGACCGCGCGGGTCAGTTCTGATTTCGTGGACAAGGTTTTGCTGCCTGATGCGGACCCGACCGAGCACGCGGAGAACGACCGGATGCAAAACTTGGAACTCGGCTTACTGATGCACGGGCAGCCGGTGCCAGTTTCGCCGCGAGACAATCACGAAATTCATCTGAGCGTCATCATGCCAGCCGCGCAGCAAATCGCGCAGCACATTATGGATGGGCAGATGACTACTGAAGTTCTCGAAGCAGTTTTCGCCCATATCAACGAGCACTACAATAACGCAATTCACCAGGGCGTCCCCAAGGACAAGCTGGCGGACGTGGCGGAGTTGGTGAAGAAAATGGGTCCCGCCATTCAGCAGTTGAAACAGCACGACGCAATGGCCGGACAACTTTCGCAGATGCACGACGCGCACGCGCAAGGAGCACTTTTAAGCGGCCCTCCTCCGGCACCCGGAGAAGCGGCCCCCGTAGCTGGTCCCCCTCAACAATAACAAAACAGTGTTACCCCAATGGAAATACAAGCTGGCCCCTTAGACTGGACAACCATAGACGAAGAAAATCTTGCGAAGTTTCTGGACACAGAGACGGGCAAAAGATTTATTCCCAAGCTGGTTGAATCCGCTCCGACCCTCCTGAACCGAGGGCACGTAAACGCAATCCTCATTCGCTCCGGCGAACTCCGAGGCTACCAGATGGTAGTGCAAAGTGTTTTAGTGCTGGCTCACCCGGCACCGAAAGTTGAAACGAACGACGCGACCGAATATGTCCCACTCGATGACGACTCGAAATGGAACGACGGTCAAAAATTAACCCCTGAGTAAATATGCCCGACCCTGTTGTAATCAATCCCTTGAACCCGCCCCAGGCGGATGCTGCCGCGCATAACGCGGAAATCGCCGCGCGCCAAGCTGCGCAGGACGCCGCCGGTCACTCGACCGCTGGCAAGCCGGGCGAATTCGAAGAGGCTTCTTCGGCGCTCGACAAGCTCGCGGCGGCAGTTCCGGAAAAGAAACCGGACCCGATAATCGAACCGGCCAAGTCACCGGACCAGTCATCGGCCAAGTCAGCGGACGAGTTGGCCGCAGAGAAGCAGGCCGCAGACGAAGCCGCTGCCAAGAAAGCCGCCGACGATGCTGCTGCCGCTGCGAAGAACGAGACCACCACCCCGGACCCGCTGAAGGAAGTCCAGGAGCCCGAGGGCGCGAGCCAGAAGGCCCGCGACAACTGGAAAGCGCTCCGCGACAAAGCCGCTGCTGAAATCGCCGCTCGCGACACCAAGCTCGCAGAGGCGCAGAAGAAGCTGGCGGAGTTTGAAGAGCGGACCAAGAATCCGACGCCGGAGCAACTCCAGAAGGAGAAAGAACTGGAAGAGCTTCGCCTTTTCCGCGCCAAGCTGGACGTGGAATTTGACCCGGCCTTCAAAAAGTTCGACACCCAGGTAGCGCAGAACGAGGCTTTCATCTACGCGCAACTGATGAAGTCCCCGGCAGTGGGCGCTGATGTAATCGAGCAGATTAAGAAATATGGCGGACCGGACAAGTGTAATCTCTCGAAGCTTTTCGAGTCCATCGCGGACCCGACACTTCAGCGAATCGTGGAATCGAAAATCGCGGAGAACGCGCAGATTCGATACCAGAAAGACCAAGCTCTGTCGGTGACGAAGCAGAACATGGAGAGCTACCTGAAGGAAAAGGAACAGAGCTACATTGACGCCGCGACGCAGCACACGACCGTCACGCAGGGCGAGCTTACGAAATACCTGGGGGCGCTCGAATGGGCGAAGCCCAAGGAAGTCACCGGCGACGACGCCGCCAAAGCTGCCGCCACTGAGCACAACAAATGGCTGGAGAAAGTGCAATCGGAAGTGAACCAGGGACTTCAGGACGACTCGCCGCAAATGCGCGCCGTCCTCCTGACGAGCTACGCGAATATGTGTCGCCTTCAACGCGACAATGCGTCTATGACTACTGAATTAGCAGCGCTGAAGAAGGAACACGCGGACCTGTCGGCCAAGTGGACGGCTGTGAAGAAGGCGGGCACGTCCCGCCTGCGAGAAAGTGGCGCGCCTCCGGGAGGAGCACTGCCCCAGGCGAAGCCCGCAAACCAGTTCACCACACCGGCGACTGAATCCCTTGACAATCTGATGAAGACTGTCATGGAAGAGCGCGCGGCGAAGGGGCAATAACATGGTCGTTCCCTCCGACCACGGGGCGGGGATTGTGCCGATTGCGGTTCCGCCGCCCGGCGCAGTCACGCCCTTGCAGAAAAAGATTTTTCTGGTCTCCCCCTGGCAGAAAAATCTTCATCCGCTCACGGCTTTTTGTGTCGCTCAGCTACATGACCGGCGACGGACATACTCAGCGCTCAGCTACGGCGACGCTTTTGTGGCCCACACGCGCAACACCTGCGCCGACCAATTCCTTAAATCGGATTGCGACTGGATGCTGACGGTGGATGACGACATGATTGTGCCTTTTGGAAACGCTGAGTGGTATAAGCAGTATTCCCGGTTCAATTTTCAGGAGAAATTTCTGGCCTGGAACGCAATCGACCGGCTGCTGAGCCACGGGAAAACGCTAGTGGGCGCACTTTACAAGGGAAGGCACCCGGACGCCAAGATGGTCTACAACGAAGCGGGCGCAAACCCGAAGGAAGACGCGCACGCGAAGGCCGGGCCACACGACATTTGCAAACCGACGCGCTGGGTGGGCACCGGCTGCATGCTAATTCATCGAAAAGTGTTCCTAGACATTGAAAAACGCTTCCCCAGGTTGGCCAGGAAGGGCGACGGGCTCGGCGGGAATTGGTTCACCAGCACGGAGGCGAGTTTAGTGGACACTTTGACGAAGCTGAAGGACAGTATGCGGGGCAAATCCTTGACCGGCGTGGAAGCTTATCAACTCCTGGATGGCCTGGAGCACGCGTTAGCGGCTGCCGCATTCGAAAATCCGCTTGGAGTGGGCGAAGACGTGAGTTTTTGCCTCCGCGCGCAAGCCTCCGGCCACACCCCACACGTAGAT